TGGTGGCTGGGGTTCAGGCGTTTGCCCTTCCCGTTCTGGTTTTTTTTTTTTTTTTTTCTACATTTTCCTTCCAATGGCAAGCATTCAAAATTTTATCAACAACGAGATACTTAAACACATCTTCATTAGACTGTTCAAGATCAATTATCTCACCATCGACATCAGCATAACGGTAATCGACTGTAGGAATTTTCAATTTCTTCATTTCCTTACTAGCCAACCGCCATAATAGCCATTGAGGATCACATACAGTTCGGGGTAACCGAACAGTATTTCTTTTCATATAGAATCTTGCTGCGCCAACACGTCTTCGATGTTCCTCTGTACGAATGGATGGAACTAGTCCGTACCCACCCGTCCATCGTGGTGTAAACCACGGTACACCGGTTCCGCTAAGACGATTGCTATGTAAATAATAAAATTCTTTTAATACCTGATCATGTAAATAATCAGGGCAATCATCAAGCAAATATCGTTGACACTCAAAGAGATTTAACCGCCAAGCAGCATCTTCTTCATTTTTATAGTATTCATTCTTATTCTTCTCATAACTCTTCTCAATTGCAATAGGATTCTCAAGTGTTCCACTTCGATCGTAAATTACTGTAGTCGACCTCTCGAAACCATAAAGGTTACCAAGATTGATGTACTGTAATTTTTCGAAATGGTTAAGAGAGTCATCATCATTAAATCCATTTAGAAATCGCTCAGCATCATTATAATCATCCAAGAACTTAAAGTCCCGGATAATATCATCAGTCTCGTGGTATAGAAAAGTTGTTGAATTAAGTGAACAGAACTTTCGAGTCATTTGGGTCTTCCCAATTGACTCTTCAAGTCCCATTAACTTACCACACTGCTGCCACGTAGCATATAATTCCTCTGGTCCTGCCATAACAGCGTCATCACCATTAATAAGAAACGGAGTCTCCTTACGGAGGCTACATTTCTTACCTGTGGAGATTTCGCAGCAGAACTGACACATAGCCGCATTGGCTATACAAAGGATCGGGAAAGATGAAATGCTCCCCATAAGCTGCCCATTAACTTGTTCAGCTCCTGGAAGATCGGGTAACGGATTCTTAATAAAATGATTTGATAAGCTATCTAGAACCAAATCTCTAAAACCTTCTTCGTATACGGTTCCAGCCTCTTCTGTAACAGAAATGATCTCATCAATAATAGTTTCACTCACCCAAGGATAGAAATTGTCTGTAGCAGACTTATAGTCTGCCGAGAGAAATTTCCAATCCTTAGTAGTATGTACTTGATGATTTTTGAATACTTTCTCAATCTCTTCCTCATTAATGGGGCGATCGACCAAGAAAGCATCACATTTCCTTAAGCAATTCCACATAAAAATCTGGAAAGGCTTCAGAATAAAATATAGTAAAGGCGGGCCTGCGGTAATAACTCTTACTTTAAGAGCTTCCGATAATGGAACAATGCGAGTTGCTCGCATCGATTCGTCACGACAGGTTGATTCAAAATAGCAGTAGCGATAGAGTTTTCTGAAGTTAGCCAATAAAACCGAAAAATCAAATGATGTAACGGCGGCTTCAATACCAGAAAACCCTTCCACAGGATCCCAATCAAGTACAATATCATGTTGTTCAGCTTTAACTTTATATTCAGTAGAAAATCTACCGTATAGCTGACAATTCTCATAATCAACTCCATAACTCTCTTTATCAAATCCAAGCTTAGCGCCAAGATCCAATATCTCTCCAATCGTACCTAAATTACTACGCGAATTATTATAAGTCGCAGAAGGTGAAGGACAAAAAGGTAGTTCGGCCGAATCCATCGTAAAGATTCTCTTAGAGAAGATTTCACGAACGGCACGCCGAAGACAACCTTGAGCCTTGACTTTAGTAAATGTCAGTGGAACAGAATCATATTTAATCATGACTTCAGAATTACTTCCAGTGTCAGGGCAATACTCAAGTTGAGTAACTTCCTGATCGCTGAAGTAGAAGTATGGTAGATCAACAGATTCAATAATATCCCTACGATTAGTGAGAGCTAAGAATGTTGCAACCTCTTGCTTAATCATTTCATGAGGGCCAGGACGAGGTAATCCTTTCTTCGACATCCAGACGGAC